CCCATATGCTTCTCTCATTGGAGTAGCACGCTCGGGTCAGGTCGACTTGAACAATCGACGCGATCTGCAGCAACGTACTCGACGTTGCATCTCCCAGCAGAATGCCATTCTGGTGACTGCGCCCTCCAAGATATTGGAGGAGGTCAAAATGGCTGCCGTCCTCTTCATTAAGAGGGCAGCATTCTAGGAACTGTCTCGGTCCAATGATCATTGACTTGAACAGCCTAGCGGGGTGGCTAGCAGGCCAATTCTGGCCTGCTGCCCACCCATCAAACCACGCCTCAACGAGCGTCGAGGCGAAGCTCTCAGTAGCAGCGGAGAGATCCGTTGACTCTACCATTGAGCCACTGCCTATCGCCAACTGACGAAGGCTCCAACTGGTCTTCCTCGAGGCCCAGTACAACTTATCAGCACCGAATTCGGTTGTGACAGCCCGATAGGGGTGTCTGCTGACAGATGGCCACCAGAGCCACTTTACTGCCTGCAGCAGTAGATTTACTGCTGCAGAGGCAACGGTCACGACCCTGGCTTTTAAGCCAGGCATTCCGTTCACACCTACCCGGATGGGAGGAGGTGTTGCAACCGCCGCGGGGGTCAATCGATCACCCTTCCGGAATACCCAAGGCTCTTCATTAAGAGCCGGGCGTGCCCCATCCTTGGAGCCAAGGATGGCATAGCCGCGGCGTGCACACTCGCGCACGGCCCAGAGCAGAATGCTCTGGCCAAGGTATTGATCAATCCCTTGACCGCCGAACAGGACTTCTGGGTTGGGAGCTGCAAAAATGTAGCGTCCTACCAGAGGTGTTGTCCTGAACAGAACCTGACCCAAGCGCAGGTTCCTAATGAGCTTCCACTGCGTCGCAGGGCGCAGTTTCGGACCGTTGAGAAACGGGAAGAGCTCATTCCCGAATGCATCCACCAACGTGTGGTGCAACGCATCAGGCTTGAGAACAGACGAGACCTTCCTCTTTAGGAAGGCCCGCATCTCCGATCGGACAATCTCCGCCTGCCCGCCCTTTCCCAAGGGCAGTTCAAAAGCTGATGAGCTCTTGACACTCATGTGGGAGTCCACACAAGGGTCGTCAGATGAGCATCTGACGGACGCCTGTCGCGCTGCGGCTCTATGAAGCCGGACGATCTGGGGAGCCACACTAACTGTAGTGTGTGTCATGTCAAGAAACTTCTTGACCCCCTGTAGACGCCGCTTATTATCGGCGTCTGGCAGCGCCCGCCCAAGGGTTGACCAGGTTTGATAAAACCTGAGCAGACCATTGGACGGTCTCTCCTCAAATCCTGATAGTTGAGCACCTACAGGGTTGCTGGGGCAAGAGAGGAACTCAAAGGTGAATCCACCGTTGGGTCGCGTACCCATGCTCCGTTGAGAGGGTACTTGTGGAGCCACTTCTGACTGCTCGTGAGCAGCGAAGTAAGTGGCCCACCGTGACCAACACTTGAGATCATCGAGTGTTGCCTCTGAATTGTAAACACAATTCGAGAAGTACCATCGCTTGATGGTATAGATGCGCTGAATATCTTCGGGGTGATTACTCCGTTCGATACCAGGCATTGTGAGGACGATGGCACTTACCAAAGCCTCCCAGCCAACATTTATTCGATGTTGGTCTTCTGCCGCTTTCCGATTGAGAGCAGCAGTCTCAGCATCCGAAACAAGCGGAGCTGAGAGGCATCCACCAGCAATAACTGGTGGACGGTTCTCCCGTAAACACGAGGCCGAAGACCCGCATTGAGGGTGATTACCCTCAGGAAGCGAAC